TGAGGTTCATCCTTACTTAGAAAATAAAAAAGTCCTAGCCTATAAGCTCAAAATTGACGATAAAGGGCGTTTAGTTATCCCATTGATGGATTCCAACTTATCTATTGTAGGTTTGCAATACATAGACGAAAAAGGCAAAAAACTTTTCCTTACTGGTTCCAAAAAAAGCGGGAGCTTTTTTATTCTTGGACAAGAGATTCTAAAGACCTCAGACAAAATTTATTTTTGTGAAGGTTATGCCACAGCAGCGTCTGTTTATAAAGATATGGAGCAACCAGTGTTTGTGGCATTTGATGCTTACAATTTACTGCCAGTGGCTGAGAATGTTTTTAAAGTACCTACACTTAATAACAGAAAGTTTATCTTTATCGCAGATAACGATGATTCTAAGACAGGTGAGAAAGAAGCCAAGAAAGCCTGTAAGCATATTATTAAAAATAAAGGCAGAGCTGAAGTTCTGATGCCAGAAACCCAAGGCGATTACAATGACCATGTTAATGCCATTGAGGGTGAAATATTACCGCCATTGCAAGTCTTGGATATGAATACTGAGGTTGATTTTGTCAAATCAGAGAAAGGCAGAATGCTCAACATCAAAGACAATGTGCAAGCTGTCATGACCATGAATTCCATCAATGTTAATTACAATGTGATTAAGAAAAAGATGGAAATTGAGATACCCAACATGAAGTTTATCGCTGACATGAAAGAAGAAGCCAGCTTGGTAGAGATTGAGGATAGATGCATACTAACTGGAGTGCCACACACCAGAGTCAGGGATTATCTCAAGATACTGGCTAAGGAATACAACCCAGTGGTGGAATGGATTGATAGTAAGCCTTGGGATAAAAAAACCCGCTTACAAGATTTCCTAAATACCATAGAGTCCAGAAACTCTGATGTTCTGAAAGACATGTTGCTCAGGAAATGGTTAATTAGTTGTGTGGCAGCTGCTTATGAGCCAAATGGAGTTGAATTGGAAGGCATACTGGTATTCCAAGGAGCGCAAGGTCTAGGTAAAACCTTATGGTTCAAACGATTATGTGATTATAATAAAGGCTGGCTATTAGAAGGTGCAACGCTTAACCCAAGTGATAAGGACAGCGTGAAAAGAGCAGTCAGTCATTGGATAGTGGAATTGGGTGAGATTGAGTCTACCTTTAAGAAGTCAGACATAGATCAACTCAAAGCCTTTGTGACAGCTAAGACAGATGAACTTAGATTGCCCTATGACAGAGCATTTACCACCTACCAAAGACGCACTGCATTCTTTGCATCAGTCAATGGCAGAGAATTTCTAACTGACAGCACTGGCAATCGCAGATTCTGGGTGGTGTCCACCAAGGCAATCAATTTCAATCATGGCTTAGACATGCAACAAGTCTGGGCTGAGGTGAAGGAAACTTTGTATGTCGCTGGGCAAAAGAATTGGTTCCTATCGCCTGACGAAAGGGAGTTACTTCAGGACAGTAACGAAGGTTATAGAACCCAGAGTAGTGTAGAAGATTTGATCTTAGAACATGTTGAGTTTGATAGTAAGGTGACAGCACCTGTACAAATGACAAAACTGTTAAGAGATTTAGGCATTAACAATCCCAGAATGCCAGACTTTAAAGATGCCAACAGAGTGTTGCATCAAAAAGGGGTGGAACCCAGAAGGACTAATGGCAAAAAAGTGTATGATTTAAGTTACACCAAAGTTTCAGATGAAACATCTTACAGTCCATTTAATAATGGTTATAGTAATTAATAATGAAGGATAGTCATGGCAGTTAAAAATTTACCCAACCAAAAACAAAAAAGAAAGCAACAAACTTTGGATTTGGGTTGTGAAAATGAATGGGAAGGTATGCCAGAGTTTCATCAAGAAGATTTAACGCCATGGCATCAAGTCAATGTTAGGTTTAAAGATCAGAAAGATTTTGAAAAGTTTGCCGCATTGGTGGAACAAAAAATAACACCCAAACAAAAGACTTTATGGTTTCCTTATCTACCACCAAGAATGGCATCGCACTTTCATTATGTAGACAAAGATGACACCTAAATACCCAATGTATATTGTTTCCAAAGGGCGGTGGGAAACCAGATATACCAGCATTGCATTGGAAAGATTGGGGTTACCTTATTGGATAATCGTAGAGGATCAAGAGTATGATAATTACGCTGATGTTATACATCCTGATAAGATCCTAGTATTACCACAACAATATTTAGATGACTATGATACCTGTGATGACTTAGGTGATAGTAAATCAAAAGGACCGGGCGCTGCCAGAAACTTTGCATGGCAACATGCCATTGACGAAGGCGCAAAAAGACATTGGGTGATGGATGATAATATCAATTCATTCCAAAGGCTCAATCGCAACCTTATGTGTAAAATAACCAATGGTGCTATGTTCAATGCTTGTGAAGATTTTGTGGATAGATACACCAATGTCTACCTAGCTGGTCCAGCTTATGATTTCTTTGCATTAGCCAAGACTCTGATGCCACCTTTTGTAAAGAATACACGCATTTACTCTGTGTTGTTAGTTCAGAATGACATGCCATACAGATGGCGTGGTAGGTATAATGAGGACACAGATTTGTCATTGCGGATCCTGAAAGATGGACACTGCACAGTGCAATTCAATGCTTTTTTACAGGAAAAACAAACCACACAATTAATAAAAGGTGGCAACACAGAAGAATTTTATGCCAAAGAAGGTACGCTGCCCAAGTCACAAATGCTGGCTGATCTGCATCCTGATGTGGCAAAAGTAGTATGGAAATTTAGTAGATGGCATCATCATGTTAATTATTTACCCTTCAAAAAGAACTTATCTAAGAAGGTAAGTGGATTAAAAATCCCCACAGGAATAGATAATTATGGCATGGAATTGGTGAAAAAATGAGGTGTTGGCATTGCAATATGAGGTTGATTTGGGGTGGCGACCATGCCCTTGAAGAAGGAGAAAATGAACATTACGATATGGTCACAAGTTTGACTTGCCCAAGTTGCGAAGCATTTGTTGAGGTTTACAGGGCGAAAGTGAGGGCAGAGGGTGTCAAAACAGAGTACAGTGATGACATGTCACCCTGTGACGAAGGTACTGAAGAATGAAGGTTTTTTCTATTAGGTAGTGTTAGGTAGATACTATTATAATAATAATAATATATAGTATACCAGTATAGAATAGCGTTATAGGTATTATGAGTACAGTAAATGTTTTATAACTATACACTCTACACCCTACCCTGTTGGTTTAATTAGATAAGGAAATGATATGGATAAATTTGAATACAATAACGAACAATCAAGAGAAGGTAATTATGATACATGGAAACAGATGAGTAATAGAGAAAGGTTTCAGTATAACCAAAGACCATTGAGCCATGAGCAAGCAAACAAAATTTTTGATAGCATGTACCCAGAGGTTGATATGCAAAGTGGTGTCATTGTTGGTGATGAATGGCGTAAAGGAACTTTCTGGGAACGTGAGGATAATTGGAGTTATGATGCTAATGGAGCGCCAGTAAATGGAGATGACAATGAATAAGATCAAAGAGTATCTAAGAAATCTTTGCAGAAAAGAGTATCATGTTAGTGTATTCCTAAATGGTGACAGGACATTTCCTAATGGTTCACAGCATATGACAATTGCATTGAAGAAGATCAGCAAGATAAATAACAAGCAAGTGGTTGGCGTAGACGCTAACAATAATAAGTATGAGTTCAACAGTGTTGATGACTTTAACTATCAAGTGAAGAAAGTAAACTGATGGCTAGACCTAAGAAAGATAAAAAGAAATTAGTGGATGCTCCCAGTAATTTCGATAAAGATCCAGAGTATGGTTTGACTGGAATGCAGTCAGCATTTGTTTGGTATTACACTGAAGGAAGTTGTAGCCAAACAGAAGCAGCACGCAGAGCTAAGTATGAGTTCCCAGCAGTAGCTGCTAACAAGATGTTAAATGGGAAAGATTTCCCAAATGTGACGAAGGCTATCAAGATTAAACAGGATGAGTTGGCTGAGAAGTACGCCATCACGCCAGCGAAAACTGGCACAATGTTGTGGAAGATAGCAGAGAATGCGTTTGAATCTGGACAGTTTAATGCGTCAGTGTCAGCCATCAAAGAGCTGAATCAACTGGCTGGTTTATCTGTGAATAGATCGCAGAACATAAACATCAACGCTAACATTGAGAGCATGAATAAGGATGACATCAAGGAAAGACTGAGCAAGTTGTTAGGTGCAAACACTGAGACTTATTCAGCTAAAGATTTATAATTAAATAACTAAGCGATGAGCGCCTCGCCCGCTGCGCTCCCCACATCTGGGAAAAATTGCCCAATTTTAAAAAAACTGTAATGAAATCAATAGCTTGCGCTAGTGTAACTCTGTGCAACTCTTTATTAAAATGTGCAACGCCCTGTGCAGAGCAAGGCAAAGGTTTTTCTTCTGGTTCTCGCGTCAGCGTTAGGAACCCTATGGCAATGGGCTTTTTGGTTGACAGGATTAAGGGGTTACCCCCTACACCCCCCTTGGGCGCAACCGGCGCGACAGTTGTAGCTATAGCTGGGTTTGCCACATTCAATATCCAAAAAAAATTATGGTAAAAAAATTTTATAAATTTTTATAATTCGACTTTATTAATTTGTACAAAATTTTATTTTATTTTTTTTTTGGTGCTATACTCCAGTGATGCCAATCAATAGCAGAACCAAAGGTGCAAGTTACGAGCGACAGGTAGTAGGAATCCTAAATGAATTTTTTGTAAAAAATAATTTTGATTTTTCCTGTAAACGTAACCTAGACCAATATCAAACCAAAGGGATGTGTGACATCGCCATTCCTAATCATGCCATTGAATGTAAGCACTACAAGCAAGGCAACTGGTATAAAAAAGATTGGTGGGATCAAGTGTGTGAATCTGCACAAGGTAGGATCCCTGTCCTGATTTTTAAATTCAATAGAGTTCCTACGCGCGTAGCTGTTCCTTTGTACGCCATCAACCCAGACTGGGATAAAGATGATGATAGTATTGCAGTGTTATCACTGGAACAATGGTTAGAGGTGCTGAAAAAAAATTGGGATTCCTATGAGCCAAACGAACTTTAATTTGAATTAACTTTCATGCTACACTCTTTTTATGGTCGCATCAGTACATCCATCAGTAATTAAAAGACAAGCCAGTACAGGAGAAAATCTGCCACTTGCTGATCCTGATTTTTATAAAGGTATACCATCTGCTGTTGCTGGAGCGCCAGCTGATACAATAAATCTGCTTGCAGACTTAAACAAAGCTCAAGCTCAAGTTGAACAAGGTGAAGATTTTTTACCTTCTTTCCTTGGCGCTATGGAAGAAAATCCATATGAAGATCGCTTTGGCACTTCAGAATATATTCAAAGTTTGTTGGGTGGTGATCCAGAATCAGGAGCTTCTACTGCTGGTTATTTATCAACAGCAGCAATTAATCCAGCTCTGGCTTTAAAAGCAGCGTTACCTTTGTTATTAACTAAGGTAGCTAAGGTAGGAAAAAATATAAAAAGAACAGCACCAGATAAAGATACTTTTGATGCTCTTAATATTACTGATGAGGGTATGAAAGAATGGAGAGCTGGTAGACAAGGCGCAAAACTTTTAAGAAACAAAGAGCTTGAAGATGCATCTCTCGACCTAGCGAATGAATCCATACCCATGGAACAGCGCATAAAGAATTTTCAAAACGCATTACAAAAGGCTTACCCATTAGAAGATAGCAAATACACAATAGAACAGTATCAAGAAATAGTCGACAATTTACCTACTCCTAAAGAAATAGCCATGGCAGTTGGAACAAAAAGCAAAAAAGGGGTTATAGGTGTAAACGATACCTTAAAATCTGGCGATATAATCGAATTAAGATTAGACATACCAGCTTACAAAGACACCAATACTTGGGTTGTAACTGCACATAAGCCAGCTTCAGCAAAAAGAAGGCAAGCTGATAAGGTACTTGGTTATGGCAGTACAGGTTATATAAAAAATGTTACATTTGAAAACATGGATGTTGGGCGAACCTTCCAAGTTCAAGCTGGTGATGCTAATAAATTTCCGATGTCAACCATGAAAGGTGAGTGGATAGATCATGATCCAAAAGAATTAGCAGAGTTAGCAAAAAAACTTATTGATGATCCTGAGTGGACACAAATTGGATTTAACCCCAAGAAAAGTTTAACTTTCTATGAAAGAGGAACCATGAACCCTGTATTAGATGCTGAAGAAGTTATACAGATTGGTAATGTTGTTTTAGCTAAAAAAGCCACATTAGGTAAACCCATGGAAAACATTTATGAGGTTGGTGAGCAAGGCATGAAACTTACAATGCCAAATACAAGAGGTGTGGGGAGAGCAACAGAAATAGGTGAAAGAATACCAGCTGGAACAGAGATACCATTTTCAGCTGGTGGTCCAGTAAATGAAATCGACATATTTGGAGAGTATTAAATGGTAAAACGAGGATTGTACGCAAACATAAACGCTAAGAAAAAAAGAATCAAAGCTGGTTCTGGCGAAACAATGAGAAAAGTAGGTGCTAAAGGCGCTCCAAAAAAGGGCGCTTTTAAAGAAGCAGCTAAGACTGCAAAAAAAATGGCTACTGGTGGTGCATTAACTACCAGACAAACCAACACACTAGCCAAACACGCTGAACATCACACCAAAAAACACATGACAGAGATGAAGAAGCTAATGAAAAGTGGCAAAACTTTTGGTGCATCACACAAAATAACCATGAAAAAGGTAGGAGTTTGAACTAAATAGGGCTGTTACGTTACCTAGAATCTGATTGGCAAGAGCCAAACCCAGACTAGGTAAGTAAGATTCTTTGCTTCTCTGCTTTGAAGGCATTGATTACTTTTTCGTGAGCTAAGACATCCAAGGACTTCACAGTTGTGATTGCTTGTATGTTCAGTATGTAGTAGTTAGTCAGGCTTTCAACAGAGCTGTGTCCATCCAAGAATGTAATAATCATCATAGCAATAAATTCTGCATCATTGTTCATAATTGTTTTAATACTTTAATTCTCT